TGTCAGGGCTGTTCGGCGCGAATCAGGCGGTCGAATGGCGAGTGAGGGTGGATTGCGGAATGGCGGCTGCCGAAAGATTGTTTATGCGACCAGACATTCCACCAACTTGGTTCAATTACGCATTTATTTACATGTGACCCACGGCGGCCGAGGGCCACGCGGCGCATTTAGATCAACAAGCTCTATAAAAATGGCTTGATCATGCCTCGACAGTTTCCGCAAGATCGCAAATGTGCCGCGTGTGGTCACTTTATCCGTTTCATATCGATGTAAATCTCGGGCTTCTGTGGCCTTTTCAAACTCAGTCAGGTTTATAGGTCGAGTATTAGCAGCAGCGATCAATTTAGCATTCAAACGCTGAAGTTCTGCCTCGCGCTGCTTTCCAGCGGTTTCCTGTGCTTCCCAGTCGGGCAAGACGATGGCGATACCCTCGTCCGACATACAGGCAGTCTTGAGCTGCCTCGCCAAGCTGGCACTGCTCTTTGTTGAAGGGGCTAGAGTTGGGCTCGCAACCATGGCAGCAGCAAGCATCATTAGTAACGGCATCGGTCCCCTCGCACTCGATGGAAGTAGCATAGTACCGGTATCGGCGACTCCAAGGCAACGGGCGAATGTCTGCTACGGGGCAGACGAAGTTCTGATCTGAACGGCAAAAAATGGTCGGTTACTGCATGGCTGGGTTAAATACCGCCTCATGCCAGTAAGCATCTGGCGCGCAGAACCATTTAGCATTTGCGGCTGTTTGGAAGGCTGCTAGCTGCCGCATGTCGATACCGTATCGCTGATGGAACGCGAGGAGTTCCCAAAGATCATCATCGGTCGGAATGCGAGCAAGGCGAATAAGAAGGGCGGTGCCTCTGCCTTCGTAGTCAGATACGACTTCCATCCGATCAAGCCACCCGAAGAAGGTCGCTTCGTCATTCTCATGGTAATAGATGACGCCATCTGCGATGATCGTGGCCGTATCGCTCATTGCACCATGTTTCACGATCTTGGGTCTTTATCAATGACAGCTTCAGGGACGCCGCAACCCTGGCCCCGACGGCAACAAACGGTCGATGGGCGACAGGCAGCTATTTCTGCCCACGATCGTGTCGCCTGCCCTAAAGAGGGTCGGCGGCTATCCCCTTTTACCCGCCCGTAAGGCGACATTCCGCTACCGGCCATCCTAGGTGCCCAAGATCGAAAAGCGGCCCTTCCGCACCTGGCGATCGAAAATTGGCGGCTGAACCGCCGGGAACCGGTCGTTGCAAGACGAACCTCAGTGCCCCTGCATCGTTAGACGCAGGGGCATTCCGCTCAGACATCGTTCGCAGGCAGCGGGAAATTGCTAATCAGTACTTCCCCAGCCTTCGTGGGCTTGCCGCCAACGCTGTAGGTCGTGTCGATTGCCCCGATGGCGAAGCGAGAGAAGGTTTCACGCACGCCCTCATTGTCATTAAGCGACATGAGAAAGCGCCCCTTGATCCCGGCCAGCTGGTTAGCCAGGGCGGCGAAGTCTGCGCGGCTGAAAACGTCGGCTCCATAGTCGCGCTCGCAGGCCCAATAGGGCGGATCAAGGTAGAATAGCGCCCCATCCCGGTCGTAGCGGCGGATGAACTCGCCATAGGGCAGGCGCTCGATGACGACGGACTGCAGCCTGTCATGAATTTCGGCCAGCATTGGCTCGATCTTGCTAACGTCAAACCGGGAGGCACGCTCATTGCAGACGCCGAAGTTCCTGCCCGATACCTTGCCGCCGAAGGCGAGGCGCTGAACGTAGAGGAAGCGGACGGCGCGCTGCAGATCGGTCAGGCAGTCAGGATCCTGCCCCAGCAGCCGTTCGAACTCGGCACGGCTCGCCACGCGGAATCGTAGCATATCGACCAAATAGGGATAATGTTCGGCAAGGCAGCGGAACAGCGTCACAACGTCGCCGGAAATGTCGTTGATCGCCTCGGCGCGCGGACGGCGCGAGCGGCGCAGGAATATGCCGCCCATGCCCACGAAGGGCTCGGCGTAACTGTTGTGTGGCACGCTGTCGATGATGGCGCAGATCCGCTTGGAAAGGTTGCGCTTTCCGCCGACGTAACCGGCAAGGGGCGAAACGGGACGAACGAGAACAAAAGGGGTAGACATGTAGGAAATCCTGCACGATGTCCCTTCGCGGCATGCCACGGAGGGAACTCAAAAAGGGCGGGCGCGCCGCCCTGGGAGTGCGAGTGCAGGCTCGCGGCTATGAGGATGTGGGGACATCCTTTTGCCCCCTCCGGTGGAGGGGCGCAAATCAGGCTTCAGGCGCTTCTTCCGGCTCGGGCGGATTGATGATCACGCCGAGTTCGATCTTGTGGGCCACGCCAGCGGCAACATCATCTACGCGCACGGCTGTCGCTTCCTCGTCATAGCGCCCCCTGTCGGTCAGACAGGCGTTGACCGATCGATCGTGGCGAACGCCCTTATGCTCGAACCTAACCGGCACGCTGCTGCTGCTGCGGTCGAATTTTCCGATGGTGATCTGCATGATTTTCTCCGTTGATGTCAGGCGCCCTCGACGCCGATGATGGCGTGGAGGTCATCCATAATGGGCTTGAGCTGGTCCGCGGCGGCGGCGGCGTCGATATCGCTCTGCAGCTGGGCATTACGCTCGCGGATCGATTGGCGCTGGGCCTCGGCTTCGACCGCATCGTTGCCGGGGATCTGCTTCGCAATGATGTCGTCCAGCGGGGCGAGTTCCACGGATCTCGCGAACCGGCGGCGATCATGAGCGACCGCCTTGGCCTTTTCGAGGTTGATGGTGATCATTCCGGTTGCTCCCCCTGAATGGAGGCCAGGGCAGCTTCACGGCTCGCTTGCTCAGCGGCCTCCCTCTCCGCCTGCTCGGCCCACCAACCATCCGGATCGCCGAACCCATCAGGCGCTGAGAAATCTGCCTCCCACGCGGCGCGAAAGGTGCGATCGGCAGGAAGCTCGGCAGCGTCAATGGTCTTGAACGGCGCACCCTGAGGCACGTCCTTGCGGGCGATTTCCTCGATCGCAAGGCCGCAACCTGCGACGGGGTGGACGACGCGGACACCGCCGGTGAGAACGCCGCTTTCATCGGTGTCGGGATAGATGATGACCTTGGGCATGATGTTACCTGTGGATGACGAGAGAGACGTAGGAGAGATCGACGGAATCGAAGCCGCCGTAGGATGTCAGCACTTGGCAGTAGGTGGTCGGCAGCACGCCCGAATTCGCGGGCACGACCAGATGCGCGTCCCAGCGGGTGGAGTAAGCCGATACGATGCCGACCGCCGCATAATTGCCATCCGGCATGGCAGTGCTGAAATTCACCGAATAGTTGCCGACGCCGTTGTCAGTGATGCTGGAGACATTGCCCGCGCCCCTGATGGACACCGCGCCGACGCCATTGAAGTTCACCCAGGCGCGCGCCGAATAGGACGGCGCGGACCCTGAAGCGGTAGACAACTTCCCCGCGGAATCCGCATAGCCTGCAGAGTTCGCCCAACCCGCAGAATTGGCGTAGTTGACGTTGAAATTGGACGGATTCCAGACATAGTAGTTGGAACCATCATTGCTGCCCCACAGCCAGCTGGGCTGGCCCGCCTGCCCCGACCAATTGAAGGGCTTGTTCAGCAGGTTGTTCCAGTCGCGGATGCTGTCGCGGTGCCAGCCATCGACGAGGTCGGCATCAAGCCCAGAACCCGAGCCATCATTACCCGCGTGCCATGGCGTATAGCCAAGCCGTGCGGCGATATTCGTATAATAGCTGCTGTCTTGCCCATCGAGGAGGTCGGCATCCAAGCCGGACCCCGCGCCATCGTTGCCGCTGTGCCAAATCGGATAGGCTGCGGCACCCATGGACCAACCGCCGACCTTCCATTTGTTGTCAGTATCGATCCCGAAATAGGCGGCGAAGGCTCCGGGCCGGTGAAATGCCAGCATGGCTGCGCCGGTGCCATTCCCTTTTACCTCAGCTTCGCCAAGGCCGCCCGCAGCGTTGGCAACGCCCGAGGCTCCCGACCCTTGCGCGTCCAAATACACGCGACCCGTAAAGGTGTCGCCAGCCTTATTCGCCGGGGTGTAGCCGAGACGGGCGGTGATGTTGGTGTAGTAGCTGCCCTGCTGGCCATCGAGCAGGTCGGCGTCCAAGCCGGATCCGGCACCATCGTTGGACGAGCGCCAGACATCCGCAATGTTGCCGTCGAACACGAGGTTGCCCATGTCCGAGGCATCCACCTGCACTTTCACGCGGGATCCGGACCAACCGATATAGACGACGTTGGTCAGTTGCCCGGTGCCGCCACCCTGACGGACCGGCGTGAAACCGAGGCGTGCGGGAATGTTGGTGAAATAGGCGCTGTCCTGACCGTCGAGCAGATCGGCGTCCAGACCCGACCCAGCGCCGTCGTTCGACGGGCCCCACGGCGTGTAGCCAAGGCGAGCGGGGACGTTCGCGTAATAACTGCCGTGCTGACCATCGAGCAAATCGGCGTCGAGACCGTTGCCCGCGCCTTCATCCTTGAGCGCGGCGCTCTTCAGTTCCAGCGCAAGACGCATCGCGCCGACACTGGCCGCCGTGAGCAGGGTCTTTACGAAAGCCGAAGGCGCGCCCTCCCCAAATCGGGCGTTGAGCCAGCTGGTAACAGCGGCCTTGAGGCCCTTGGGCGTGACGGCTCGCACGGCATCCGTGCCCGTTTCCGTTTCCGCCTCGGTCGCCAGTTCGACAACGCCCTGCACGCTGGTAGTGGCCGGAGGATTGAGGAAATTGGTATCCCCGAACGCCAGTGTGTCGGCATCAACATCGGCGAACTGCACATCGACCGCCAGCAGCATCATCGCCTGCGCCGACTTCTCGATCAGAACATCAGCCTGCCCGTAGATCCCGAACAGTGTGCCGTCGCCGAGATAGAGCGCCAGGCTGCGGACGGTAAAGACGTCGCTGCTTTCATCTCGGATGATCAGATGGATAGTGTCGTCGGCCACGACGTCGCCCGATATGGTAGCGAGGCGCTTGAACTCACCGGGCAGCGCGACCGCCCCAGGGGCAGGCACAATCGCCGTGGCGGTCAAACCGACCTGCGCAATCGTTACCGGAGCCGTTCCGGTGTTCGCGGCGTTCACGAGCGCGGCGCGGCCTGCGTCGGTGA